AGCTTCGAGCTCATAAAAATAATCGAGATCCATTTCGTCCAAATGCGAAAATATCTCATCAAGCCGATTAACCCAATATGCTTGAGTTTTTTTGTTCTCCATAGCTATTCACCTTCGTCGTCGCTATCATCTTCAACTGGACGTCTTGGCTCACTCTTCGGTTCTGCTTCAGCTTCTTCTTTGATTCGTTTCATTTCTTCTTCGGCATTGACACCCGTAATAGTTTCTAGAATTTCGAATAAAGTTTGATCGCTGACCACGCCATATAGCTCTTTAGCATTTGATACTAGCTCTTCATCTGAACGTGGAATATTCGCATTAAATTTCATTGTGACGTCATTTACCAGCTCGTAAAGCTTATCAGTGTCGTTAGTGCCCGTTAGTGCCTCTTTTATACGTTTTACAGTGTTCACAATAGCATTAGGCTCAATCGTCTCTTTAATCGCCCACGAGCTTGCTAGTAGCCTAATACGTCGCATGATGGCTTTTTTAATGACGTTTTCTTTTGTGCTACGGTCGTTGTCATTGCCCCAACCTTTGAAGCGCATGCCGATTCCTGTTTGATTGCCACCAATTGTGTCATCCGTAAAATCAACGACAAAAGCAAAACGCAGAATATCCGCTACAAGTCTATCTTTGTAAGCTTCTGCGCCTGTTGAATCATATTCTTTTTTAAGATAAAACGCATTTGGCTCAGCTCCAGCAGTCCCGTCGCCGTAAATCTTTTTATCACCTAAAACGAGCATGCGGGCCTTTCTCATTTCCTTTAGCGTTTCCACGGATTTGTCTTTTCCCGTTACTGGATCAGGCCTGCCTGTGTCCGGATTTCCAACAATTACGAGATAAGCATCGGACGAATCTTGCATGAAGTTAGCGAGTTCTGACTGAGCTAAGTCGTACGCGTCAATATCATCTAAAACGGCATCACAATCGCCATGACGTTCTTCGTTATTCGTCCACTCATTGATTGAAACGGCATTAGTATATGTGTTTCGCGGTGTTCCAACCATTGTTAACGAGCTTGCAGCACTCGCACGCTCTTTACTTTCAAATGTATAGATAAAGCCATCGTTACCATAAATCTCAATAACATAAGTCGTTTCAAGCAAGTATTTAACTTTATAATGATGCACGCCACAAATCGAATTTTTATCAACTGTCGTGTCATAGATTATAAAAGTATTTTCTGGCTTAAGCTTCGTGATTGATTCTTTAGCTTGCCAATTTCGATAGGGCAACTCATATGCTCGGCCGAAAAGAACCATGTCTTGTACCATCATTTGGTTATGATAGCTCTCGTTTGCTCGCTCGTTAAAGTCGTCAAGCAATGTCATAATCTTGTCACTGCCTGCATATTCAATCGGATTCCCGACCACTACCCCACGTTTGAAAGTGGTGATAAATCTGACAAAGTCGCTTGATATGCGATTGTCAGCTCTAAACTCATCTGGCTTTCTTCTCTTTAATTTGATGTCATTTCGACCGTTGTAATATCGTCTAAGTTGCTGTATTCTCGGCACTTGCTTTTGAATATGATGCTGCATAAATTCGAGAATAACTTTCAATGTTTCTTCATTCTCAAAATCAACTGATTCCGTGTAAGAGTAATCATCATTCATTGTTTGCTTTTTCGGCAATCTGTTGAGTGGTACTTGATAAACTAGATTGGCCTCAGGATCAAATCTCTTACTGTTTAATAATTCGATTTCAAGCTCATTATCCAAATTGACACCTCCTATAATCCTAATTTTTTGAACACATTTATCGTTTCAGTCACGTTTACTGGCTCTACTTCTGTTTCGTTCACGATTGTTTCGGCAATGCCGGTTGTGGCATCCGGAGCGTCATCATGTTTATTCTTACCTTCTTTTTGGTAGGTGGTCATAGCAGAATAGTAGTCTGGCCATCTTGTCCGCCAATCTCCAGGCATTCTAACGTTTTGCTCTATCCACGCACTGTTTGAATAAATGCGTGCCTCTTTGTTGGTACCTTGATAAAAGTCATTGATGCTAACCGCAATTTTATTTTTTACTTTTTCTCGGACTGAACGTGCAAAAGAACGCCCACCGTTATTCCGTTCGATGCGCGCTTGATTTACTCTATTGTTTATCATCTGATTGGCCACCGCTTGTTCCGTGTATTCCATCGGCTCTTGAGTATAGACAACGTCTAGCACGTCACAAAAGCCGTCTATTGTCTCGCCCCAAACGATTGAACAAAGGTAATCTTTCCCCGTATCAGCAGTATCACAATATGCCCATATTTTCTTGTACTTGCTTTGAACATCGTACGTTTGAAATGATTTATACAGGCGTCCTTTAATGTCAATTGGCTCTTGCTGATAGTTAGCCGAAGCAATATCAGCTCCCATCGTTTTTACTTTTCGATAATATTCACTTAGCGACAATACTTCATCGCAAAGCATCGATTCCGTTTCTTCATCGTATGCTTTAAAATTAATGTGTTTAACCCGATAGCCCGTTTTAGGCAAAATATTTAATGCTTTGCCAGCTAAGTCCATGCTGTGCCATCTCGTCATATTGATGATAATTTTACCGCCTGATTCTAAACGAGATAGCATAGTATTTACGAACCAATTCCAATGGCCATCAAGGACCATTGCATTATTTGCCTCTTCCGCATTTTTTATGACATCATCAATGATAATGATATCAGCACCAAAACCTGTCGCAGTACCTTTTGGTGAGGTTGCTAGGTAATTGTTATAGCCATCCTTCAAGCTCCAAAGATTCATCGCACCGTCGCCTTGTTTGATTTTTGCATCAAAGACATCTGAATATACAATGCGTGTTTCATCGGCTTTGATTTCTTGAATATTATTACGAACGCTTTTTGAAAACACCGTCGACAGCGTATCATTGTATGATCCCGTCATAATTTTTTTATGATGGTCATTTCCTAAAATCCATTCTACAAGCTTTCCCAATGTCAACGATTTTCCGTGACGTGGTGGCATATTCAAAACTAAAACGTCATGCTTATCATCATTTAAAAATGATTGCAATTCATTGCAAATGTCGGCTAAATATTTGCGATGAGGTTTATAAAAGCTTGGCATCATTAAACAGCAGTAATCAAAAAAATATCGTCTTGCTAGCTCTTCTTTTGCTCCCAACGCGATATCAACCATCATCATTCGCCAACTTCCTTAGTTCTTCTTCGGTCAAACCGGCAAATGGGTTTATATTCGTTACGCTCATATTTCCACTAATTCCTGTTTCTTTTTTATCAACGTATATGCCTGCGATAGTTAAAATCATTTTCCTGTCTTGATGGCCTTTCGCCGTTAACGAATATTTATAGGCAGCATTGAGAACGTCCGAGGCTTTTCCCATGACCATCTGCATTGTTAGTTCTTCTTTTAGTGTTACAAACTGCTCGTTTTTAAAGCAATCATAATACTTTGTTTTCCCTATTTTTGCCAACGAACACAGCTCTTGAACCGTCTTTCCCAAATTATCCGGATTTATCAGCACTTCTAACAGCTTTTTTTCTGCAACGGTAGGCTTGTATCCGTTCGCTTTTGTCCCCTTTTTTGACATTCCCAACACCTTCTTTCATTATATGTATTTTACGCACGAAAAAAGGCCTACTTCTCAGCAGTCCTTTTCCGATTGGTATTTTTTAAGGAAGAATTCAAACTAGATCGTACAAGAAGGTACGTGCCAAAGTAGAATCTTTGAACAATATTAGAATATCACTATAAAAGCAACCTGTCGGTACTCTCTTGGTACTGTACGTACTATACGTTTCTAAACTTAATCATACGCATTAATTCGGCATGCTTGTTCTTAATGTATTGATAAGTATACCCTGTTTCTTCCGCCACCGATTCGAGTGTTAACCCGTCCACGTATTTAAGCTTTAAGATTTGTTGATTCAATCCATTGAATTTTTCAATCATTTCAACGATTTCGCGCCGCTCGTTTTCCAAGCGTTCTAACCTGTTTTCCAAGTCTTCAATTGCTCCTTTCACTCGTCTTTGATTTTTGAGTGCAGTCAAAAACGTTTGATGTTTTGCTAGATCACCATCATTGTCTACATAATTGGACCATCTAGCCAGCTCGCGATTTGAAATTTCAAGCGAGCCGCTAATCTGAAAAATCTCATTGTCTAAGCTGACAATCGTGTTTACCCAATCATAAATTTGGCTCACCTTCCTACTAATTGTTTATAGTTGTCTTCCTGATACTTTAAGATGTCGCTTGCCAAAATACAATAAAGTGGGCTGTTTCCATGCTTATCGCATAAGATGCCAATCGTGTTAACAGCCCATTCCCAATACTGGTCAGAATCGAGTGGATACTTGTTTACCATCACATTGCTAGCGTCCATCCACTTTCCTAAGTCCTCCAAAAAATCATGATAGCTCATTTAA